ACGGTAATCGTTGTGGCGCTTGCAGAGTTCATCACTACACGAGTGTTGCGGTCAGCAGCGACAAGCGTGTACGAAGTAGTCTTGGTTGAAACCGTAAGGTTTGCCAACTTCGCACCAGTCACGTTTGCGTCAAGAATCTTGGCGGTAGTAACAGCATTAGATGCGATGCCAGCAGCCGCAACTTGACCCCACGCAACACCATTCGTCGCTGATGAGTCAGCCTTCAGCACATAGTCATTTGTTCCGACAGCCAAACGATTCAACGCCGACCCATCCGTGGCAAGCAAGTCACCCTTCGTGGTCAGCTTCGCAACAAGTTCATTCGCCTCATCCGCATCATTCGCGGTAAACACCGGATAGATCGTTGCGCCAGACGAGTGCGCCGAAGCGGTCGTATCATCCTGCGCACGAGTCAACGTGAGCGTCGTACCAGAAATCGTTGCCGAACACTTCTCCTCAGCCGAAGTACCTGGATCAATCACCACATAGAACGGGACACCAGCCGATGCTGGCCAGCCTGTGTTCGCAGCAATCGTCACCGATGTGTCGGTGGTGTTCAACGAGTTCGTGGTAGTGGTCGCTACCGCCGCACCCTTGTATTGTCGTCTAGTGAAAGCAGGCATCTTGGTGTCCTATCGTACACTATCTGACTGAACGCATAATGACGGTACAGGTGCCGTTCCAATCCCACTCGTTATGGTTTCGGGCATCCTGAATCGGTCGCCAACGGACATCCTCAACCACCACCGAATACGAATCGGTGTTCTCCTGATAGGTGACGACACGCGGATTCTCAACCAGATCCCGTAGCAGGGACAGCTCGTAGTCCACATCAAGGAAGGCTTCACGCCCGTTCTTGTCGCGAACCGTGTGATGCAACAGAACAGGAACCGAGAAAATCTGGGAGCGGAGCGGGGCAGCATACGCTCGACCCAGCCAGCGTGTCACCACCGGACCAACCGTGGCATCCGAAGCGGAACGGGTGAGCGTGAGCCGTGCCTCAGCCTCAAACACCTTCGTTTCAAACCCATCAAACGTGGACTCCAACGACCCTGAGGTGGATTGAGTGCCGACTGATTGGAATGATCCGTTATCTGAAGCAACTGAAAGTCCTACAGTCCCGTTCAACGGCTGGGTGCGTAGATCCCATTTCGGAATGAACTTCGCATCAGGAACACCCCAACGGTAGATACCTGTATCGATGGTGCCTGACGCAACCTTGTTCGTTGGATGCACCCTGTACGCACCCAACCCAGCGACCGTGAACACAGGCTCATTGTCGTACTCGTGAATATCCACAATGGTGCCCTGTCCTGTAGCCATCAAATCTGATGCGTAAGCAGGCTGGTTCGTGCTCACCTGCGTCGAGACATCCATGCGCCCAATACCCGTGGAGGTGGAGTCATAGTTCGTCCAACCGAAATACACGAACTTGCCGATACCAGCAAACGAGTTGACGGTGGTGCCAGTCTCAATCAACGGTCCGATAACCAAGTTGCCGTTGTCATCCGCTGAACAGAAACGGAACCCTGTCGTTAGCCCGATGATGATGTATCCGAGATACGCCTCCATGCCTGCGACGATCTCGCCCTGTGGCAACTCTCCAGCGACCGTCGGGATGTCGAGTGCTGTTCCGTCAGCTTTGATAGTGGTCTTGTAAATCAGTGACTTGTTGCCTGCGTACCCTGCCGCATAAATATGGTTCTGTCCACCAGCGAAACCAACCCAGTTGAAGTTCGTGTTCGGGTGCGTATACAGAGCACCAGGGTTATTCGCATTGGAGCCTGGGGCTGTAGTGATGTTCCAAATCTTGTTCTTATCCACACCCTGCCCAGCGACCATCAAACGGCCACGCACATAACGCAAAGTGCCAGCCTCAATACCGGTGATGTAGTTAGATGCCGCAGAAGTACCAGCGTTCGTCTGATCGATGTCCCCGTTCGCATACGAAAAGAACACGTTGTATCCGTCAGAGGTGAGCGAATAAATGTTTGATGCGTCTGTGCCAGTCACGGTGGTGAATGTCACCCAGTCACTCGTGTACTTGACATTCTGCCCATCAGATCCGTAGATGCGACCATCAGCCGTGGACATATACAAGTTCGTGTTTGATGTTGAATAAGCCTGCGTAGTGTCAGACAACAATGACAGTTCGCCACGATTCCAAACATCCACACCCTTCGAGGAACGGAACCTGTAGTTCTCTGCATCAGCAGTGTCGGAGTATTCCTGCCCAGCCCCATAATGCCAAGACGACTGCGACCTACGCCAAAGTCCTTGTGGGTTGATAGCAGCCTCACCAGGCTCCGTTGACTGGTCAACCGAGTCACGAACACGAGCATCAAACTGGCGACCAAAATCACCAGACTTCGTATCAATCAGATACGGGCGACCATTGATCGCAATAGGGAATGTGTACGGAACAAGTTCCGTTGCACCAGTGCCCGTATAGAACGCTGTGCCACCCCTAAACGGGAAAGTGAAATCAGTAAGAACAGCCACGGCTACTGCCTAATGACTAGTGGATATTGCCTCGCCAAACGTGCCGCCTCAGCGACAATACGATCCCTACGCAAACGCAAAATGTTGCTGAATGAGTCACGCATCGCACCAGGCGGAACTTCATCAGCGCGACGAGTATCACCCTGCGACTCAACAAAGTTACGCTTCACTTCACGCATCGACAACAGACGCGACATGACACCCATCTCCAAAATGTCTTCCATGTTGATCGGAATGAAAGCAACCGACTGAATGTTGTCGGTCAACGCCGAAACACGGGTATATGGGGCCTTGTAGCGGACACGCAAAGTGCCAGCCATCACCGACTCATCAAACGTCAACGCATACCCTGACGCAAAATCAGCGGTCGGAAGATCCCGCGCTAAACGGACACGGCGAATAGCAGGAAAATCATCAGCCAAATAACGCAAACGAACATCAATCAAATCAATGACATTGGATGCGCTCGTCAGATTCACTTGTCGATCAGAACCGTTATAGGTGACATCTTGAACAACTACACGAAACAGACCGTTCGCAGGGCTAGACAGGTCATCAATGTCCTGATTCAACGCATCAAGCATCTGCGCTTTCGGGAACCGCGGGTTGATCGTCACAATCGCCCCAGCAGTATGCGAAGCCGCGGTCGTTCCCGCATACCCGCGCTCGACCACCAGCGTCTTGCTACCCACGGTGGCTTCCCACACGTAGCACAACTCTGAATCAATCTCAAAGACTGCGCCGGTACGCAACGCACCAAGCTCGTACGACAACACGAAAGACGTGTCATCAGAGTCAACCGATGTTGCTAACTTGTTCCGTTCCTCGATGGTGCCGGAAAGAAGTTGACGGGCAACTCGGTCAAGGAGCGCACCAGCAGTGGACACTACTTCTTCTTCTTAGCCTTCTTCATCGGCTTGCTAGACTTCTTGGCCTGCTTCTTAGCGGCAGCCATTCCAGCCTTCGTGTACGGGAATTCCTTTTTTCCGACCATTGGCATAATTACTTTCCCTTCTTCTTGGACTTCTTGGCACCGTATTCCATCATGCGTTCCTTCTTGCCCTCAGAACGCTCATGCTTCATCTCGGCCTTCTTGGACTTGTACTTCTTGCCCTTCATGGACATACGGAAACCTTTCGTTGACTAAACGAAAAGGATACCACTCTCAGCAATCCCACTTACGCAAAGCCAGCGCTTTGCGGGTCGGACGACCCTTCGAGTCTTTCATCGGCCCAGGCATACCAGACATTCGCGCACAAAACGACTTCCTCCGTGCAGCCGCCTTCGGTGAACGCTTTGCCTGCGCCGCAGACACAGGTGGCTTCAAATTCATCCCCTGCGCTTTCGCTGACGCTCGACCCTTCGCGTTCAACCCGCCCTTCGGATCCTTGCCCTCTTTGCGCTGCCATGCCGGTGTCTTAGCCATTACGAGAAGCCCAAGCGTTATCCACAAGGTTCGGGTACGGGCGACCAGCCTTCTTCGCACGAGCCTGCGCAGCTTTCTTCTGAGAAGCCGACAACGGAGTGGACTTCTTCTTCGGGTTCTTCTTATCCCAAAAAGCCTTCTTACTTGCCACGCTTCATCCTCGACTTCCCAGCGCTAGACAGCGCGATAGCGACAGCCTGCTTACGAGACTTCACCACAGGACCACCCTTCCCAGAGTGCAACGAACCAGCCTTGAATTCACGCATCACCTTCGTGACCTTCTTCTGACTCTTAGATTTCTTCATACGTTACGACTCCTGAAGCTCGTAAAACATCTCGCACATTCAACACTACACTGTGCTTTACCCCAGGAGCCAGATCAATCGCATGGTTCCCGATCTGTGCCTGTACCCGTTTGGATACCATGATGATGCAGGTTGGCTCCAAATGTTTGAACTTGCCTGATGCCCGTCTGCTGGTCGGTTTGACCGCCTTCACCAGTTCTTCGGCAGCCGTATCCCAGTTGAATACCGAAGTTTGTTCAGCCTGCTCTGATGCCTGCTGTCGATACCTGTCACGGTTCTCGTAGCAGTCCAGAATCGCTTCCTTCAACTCATCCTGATTCGGTTCATCCCAGTCCCCCATGTCTTTCCAAACCCCGTTATCCGTAGGCACTGATTTAGTGCTAATTCGGTGGGTGGCTAGATCTGAGAACTCTCGATGACCGTGAGCGTTCGACACAATCGTTGGCACCCCACACGAAATCGCCTGCAACGGCATCAACCCAAACCCTTCACCACGCGACACCGACACAAACACGTCACACGACCGCATCAAATCAGCTTCCTCATCAGGGGTCATCCAATGTCGCCACACCACCACATTCGGATTATCCAAATTGTCCGGTGCCGACAGATAGGGGGGCACAATCTTGATATGCAACTCACAGTCAGGTAACTGCATCTCGTTGAACACCCTCAACACAACATCTAACCCTTTGCGATGCCACTCTGAACCGCCACACAAGATACGGAACTTACGGGTCTGTTCACGCTCAACAGGGAAATAGATGCTGCGATCAACCGCCAAGTTCACTACCCGAACATTGTCATGGAACTCTGAGAACAGTTCCCAGTTGTGGACACTTGGGACAACGATGGTGTCGAAATAATGCAGATATTCGGAGAACTCTGGTGGAAGCCAGTTTGTTTCCCACATCGTAAGAAGCGCAGGCTGCTGATCCGACATCCAACCTTTCACAAGATTTGGTCGAAGCGCAAACACCACCCGCTCCGCATCATCACACAACTCAACTCTGCTTGCGAGCGCAGACCGCAAACCAGAAACCATTTTGCCGTAACCAACATGGGGCAGGTTCACCCCAACCAAACTCAGGTATTGGGAATGATCCCCGTTTCCACCTGCCATTTTTCTTCAGCCCTCTTTTCCACTTCAGCCGAACCATCAATCTTGCGTGGCTGCAAACCATCTTTACGCAAACGCTTATATGCGTCCAAATCTTTGTCTAGCACACGATCCTTCGCCTCGATAACAGCTGAACGGGCACTACCGGCACGAGTCGGCATAGATGAGGCACCGAACTGGATGCCTGCTGTACGGCAACCGAAACATCCCTCAACATCCAAATATGGGTGGGTTTCTTGATGCTTTATCACGTGATGTACTCCCCGTAACCAGCTGCCGTTAGTGACGCAACCTCATCGGCTGTCACCTCAATGTTGTGCCCACCATAGTAAACCTTGCTGACCGTTGTCATGTCACCAGGCTGATTCTCTGTATAGGTGCCATCCGTCAACAGATAGACGTTTCGACCGCGAGGGGTGGCGTTACGGTGCGCAGCCAATCGGTTCGCTAACCGTTGCTCAGCAGAAAGGATGAAGCCTCGTGCCTGATTTTCGTACAAGGTTGGTCGAACAAAGTTGTCTGTGGGTGGGGTGAATGTTGCCATCAGGTGATGCTCGCTCCGAATCCTGCTTCGGTCAACTCTACAACTTCTGCGTCGGTGAGGAAATGGTCGCGGCCACCATACCAGATTTTTGTTACCTGCCCAAGATCGCGCTGGGTGATGGTTGTGTAACTGCCGTCTGTGAGTTTGTACAGGTTGAGTCCACGCACGTTTGTGCGGTTGTAGCGTTGCAGACGGTTCGCTGCGTCACCGCCACCGAAGTATCCGCCTGGATAGGTTTCCGTGTAGGGGACACGGAAGATATGCGATTTAGTCCAATCTGCTGATCCGTCTCCTGTTCCTGTTGCTGTTCCTGTGCGACGCCTGATTCGTGCACCGATGGCCTGTGCTGTTCCGGTGCCCGATCCTGTTGCGGTGCGAATAGCGATAAGGATTTCGATGGTGACGGAACCACTGGTGCTTCCACCTGTGGCGGTGCGTGGCACGACCCTGAGGATGGTGGTGGTTGCTGTGCCCTGTCCTGTGCCGGTGGCTGTGCGTGGGAGGAGTTCGATGTAGCTGATGCTGGATCCGCCGGTACCGCTGCCTGTGGCGGTGCGTACCCGTGCAACCAGGATTAGCGCTTGGTCGCCTGCGGTGGCACCGCCCGAACCGTATCCTGTGCGAAGTCTGCCAACAACTATGGTGTTGTTGGAGGTTCCTGTTCCAGTGCCTGTGGCTGTGCGTACTTTTATTGGGAGCGGTGTAGCGGTTTGGGTGCCTTGCCCTGCGCCTGTGGCGGTTCGGGCGATGATTGGTGCGCCGAGGTAGAAGCGTCCGCCGTTGCCGTAGAAGCCTGTGTGGTAGTCGATGAGGTAGCCGAGGCGTGTGCGGCTGGCTTTGGTTGCGGCGGTTGAGGTGCCTGTGCTGGTTGCTGTGGCGGTGCGTTTCGCTATTAGGATTTCGGCACTGGAGGATGTGCCTGTACCTGAGCCTGTGGCGGTTCGGACAGCAACTATTTTCTTTGTCGCAGATCCAGCACCCGTCCCTGAACCTGTAGCGGTGCGCACAATGGTTGGTGGACCGATATAGAAACGTCCTGCACCGTTGATGAAACCGAATGAAAAATCGGTGTGGATGCCAAGTCGAAGTTGGGTTACTTTTGTGGCGGCTGTTGCTGTCCCAGCACCAGACCCAGTGGCAGTTCTATCAAATGTTGAAAGGGCAGCAACTTCTCTGAATGTGGCGTATGCTGTTGCGAAACTGCTAGAACTTGGGAATGTTGTATCCCATGTTTGAGTTCCATTCCCTGTAACAATTTTATATTGCGAAAACGCCTGCATGGATGTGAGAGCAGTGCCAGAATCCGCATTTGCCACATAAGCAGATGACCAAGAACCCCTTGTTGTGTCTGAGTCACCAGTCACAACACCATTGTTTTCGATGGCAAGAAAGTAGACCAACGCATCGCCAGATGTCATAGTCGTTGTAGACCTCGACGATGAAGACGCATCACCAGTAGGACTGAAAACATTATCGCTAATTTGGCTGGGTTTTTTATTCGCTGCAGCACCAATTTTGAATGTAACGGCGGCTTTTGCGGTCGTGTTATTCAGAAAGTTGACAGTGATTGAATCCGATACAGACAACGCATTTTGCACAACACAAAAATAAATAGCGCCACAGGCAAGATTATTTTGGGATGCCCCTTGCTGTTTTACGCTCCGAACAAGCGTATATGTGTTTGATTGAGAATCAGTAACCGACGAAAACGGCAAACCGCCCTGTGCGGTTGAATTATCGGCGGCGATACAAACCACAACACCATCATTCGCAGAAAACGAAACCGTTGGAGTAACAACCAGCGTCGAAGACGAGGTGTTAGAAGTTGCGCTACCCGCCTCAGAAATCGTTAGAGCCATAAGGGGTTATCCCCTAACGGCTAGTCGAGCGACAAGGTGAGAGAAGTGATCTGAAACGTATCCCCAGCAGTAACAGCGGCAGAAGAAGACAAAGCACCAGACCACAAACAGTTCCCCGCAGAAGCATTATCCCAAAGCGACCAATGTGAGTACGTTTCTGTTGCCGCGACGTTGGTCCATTCAAGAGTCGCAGAAGAAGCCATCGAACCCGACGAAGCAGCCGACCACGACACCGACTTACGAGTAGTCTCAGTCGCAGCGTTGCTCGTGCCCGCCTCGCCTGGGTCGCCGGTGTGCAACTTGACGTAAGTGGTGGTGACAGCAAACGACTGATTCCTCAGAGTGTTAAGTAGTGCGTTTTCGGCGTAGTTAGAAATTGACATCGCGACAAGTGTAGCAAACGCAAAAAGCGGGGAACATCAGGTGAAACACCCGATGCTCCCCGCTCTGCGAGGGACAGCTAAATCAATTAGCTGTTTGCGCCGATGCTGGACGACGACTCGATGCGACGGAGCGATGCCTCACGGAATCGACCGTAACCGCCGAGCCAGTACCAGCCGATCGGGTTGAAACGCATGAGCGAATCCACGATCGGGCCGCGAACGACCTTCGGGAACGCGCTGTTGCCATCAACCTGGCTGTACGCCTTTGCGAGTGCCTGACGACCCATGATGTGGGTGCAGTACACGTCAATGGTTCCGGTGGTGCTGGTGCCGTTCGAGGCGTTCTCGAAGACCTTTGCACGTGGCGTTTCGATGAAGCGCACCGACTCGAAGGTGCCGATCTCGCCGTTGTAGATGTTGGCGGTATCGACAGCGACGTGCGGAGCGTTCCACGAAGCGTTGCCGGTTTCACGACGCAGGTCGTACGACACGTCTGGGTGAATGAAACCCATGTAGTAGCCGTTGAACGTTGCGACGTTGGCCTTGCGAAGCTGTGCGGTCACCTTGCGGATGTCGTTGGCTTCGATGATGTCTTCTGCTGCAACCGTGACACGGCTCGACGGATCGGACGATCCACCGCCACCGTAGACGACGTTCGTGCCACCAGCGAGAACTTCGCGGATGACCTGATCGATGGAGTCACCAGCGTTGTAGCCGATGACGTTCGCTGCGGTGACATCCACATCGAGGAACGAGGTTCCACGAAGCTTGGCGGTCGTGTTGACGGTGTTGCCGTACTCGGCAAGGGTCACCGTGACCTGCGAATCGCTCATCGCGACAGCGGTCACATCCGAGGTTTCGGTGAGTGGTGAGGTTGCTGCATCGAGGTCCGCGAAGATCGTGAACGTCACCGACGAACCAGGCATGGACTGGTTGGTTGGCTGCACGTCTGCCGCCTGATCGAACAGAAGCTCAGAGCGCAACGCGAAGTATGCGATCTGATCGTATGCTGCCTGATCGACAGACAGCGATGATTGCTGGGTGTAAGCCACTTGGCTACTTCCTTTTTGTTTGGGGGTTTACAGGTTTTCTGCTTCAGCTCTCGCCTGAGCCAAGATCTGCATCACTTCATCGGCTGAACGTGCCTGCTTGATTTTGGTGCTGTAGTCAACAACCGGTTCGCTTGTGTCACCCGCACGAGCAGCCTGAGCCACCCTGTTCCACGCCTGCTGTTCACCAGACGTGTCTTGCTTACGAATGAGACTTGCTTCCTCGGCCGCCTGTCGGATTGCTTCCGGTGAAAGTTCACCGTCATAGCCCTTCACGAAATACTTGGCGGCTGGATTCGACAGATCAAGACCTGCCTCAACAAACGCCAACTTCCGTTCGGCTTCCGCTTTGGCTACGACCTGCTCTTTCAAAGCCTTATTTTCGGCTTCGAGTTTCCGCAGATGTGCCCTAACGGGATCCTTCGGCTGTTGCTCTACCGCGTCCTCATCAAACTCAAAGTTTGCTTCTGACATGGCTCACTCCTTCTGCCCACATCTGGTTGGAGGTTCCAGATGGCTGCAAAGTCTCACCCTTGTTTTCACATCGAAATCGGGGGGTTCCGATGGTGTCCCTGTTGGAACACTCGAAGTGTAGCACACACCACTGTCGGTGGTTACTGTGCGGTGCCGACACCTGTCTCGATAGCGCCTGAGGTGGCTCCGGTGGTGCGGGTGAACTGACCGCCACCAGCGAACTCACCGGTGCGCAAACGGCGGCGACGCTCCAACTCCTGCTGAGCCTGAATATCGGTCCCGAACTGTGAACCGACCAACTGCTCAGTAGAGAGTGCTGTTTCGCCTGCGAACGTTTGACGCAACTCACCTAACGCACCGATCTCTGCGAACCCGCGCTGGGCTTCAGCCTCCGTGATACCGCGTCGAGCCAAATCCTCAGCGAGCGCACCGGTCAACTGGATGCCACCCTGCTCGGCTCCACGGGCAGCGATCTGAGCGGCACGAGCCTGACGAGTCAATACCGTCGCAGCCTTCTCAGGATCAATGAAGTATGCGGCAAGTTGCTGATCCGTGACACCATAGAGGCGTTGCATCTGGCGCTTCACCTCAGGGTCAGCGTCAGCGACCGCACGATACCCGTCCTGAATACGGGTGTTCAGTTCAGCTGGGGAAACATCGCCTTCCAACAAAGTCTTGAAGTCGCTGGGTGCGTCATACATTTCGGCCATATCGGGTCCGAGGCTTGAACGAAGAATTTCCCGATACTGGTTCTCCAACCCGATATACGAAGCAGGATCCAACTCAGGCAAACCCTTACGGGCACGAGCAGCATTAGCAGAAAATCGACGCTGATACGCAGGCTGTTCACGCAAACGAAACATAATCACATCAGGATTCGTAACATCCTGCGCAATAATTTCACGGTACGTGTAATCAGCTAACTCACCTAAACCATAGGTTTGAAGCATCTGGGCAATAACGGTCCGAGCATCACGCTGACGGTTAGTGCGCTCAATCTGTGCAGCTTCTAACGCAGCTTCGGTTTCTAGTTGAGTCTGTATCGCTGCGGTTTGGGTCTGTTGCGTTTCCGGTGAAGGCACCGATGGAGTGACAAGCGTGTTACGGAAATCGTAGAAACGATCAAAGTTCGCTTGCTGAGCCGCCGCCTCCTGCGCACGAGCCTGCTCAGCCCTCATCCCAGCATCAAACACGTCACTCATTACTGAACCTTCCCGAACGCACGAGCAATAGACATAGCCACATCCTCAGCCTGCTTATTCGCATCAGCCGTATACTGCCAACCAAAACGAGAATCCGACTTCAGTTTTGTGACCCACTCAGACAACGACAACGGGCCAGTCTCCTTCGTACCGAAAGCCTCAGCCCACTTCGGGTCACGCATATAGTCAATCTGCGACGGATCCAAACCAAGTGTCTGTGCCGCATACTGCTTATAGTTGTAAAACACGTCATCGACTGATGCGCCGGCATCAATCGCATCAGCCAACTGACCATATTGCACCTTTGCCAAACGCTGTGCTTTCTGCAACAACTGATCCTTAGACACTGCGACACCGTTGAACATTCCGCCAGTCAACGCGGCCTGCAACTCGGCATCAGAAACCTTGTAGCCGTATGCTCGAAGCGAGTTACGGATCTCATCAGCGTCAGCGCCCTGCAAAGCGTTCTTCGCAGTCTCAGGAGCGGTCATGCCTGGTGCGGCAGACGGTCGCCTAAACGCATACTGATACACCGCCTGCTTCAACCCTGAACCAGTCAACCCTGAACGGGCAACCTGACGCGACAAATCAACAAGATCAGACTCAGCCAAATTCAAATCCGCATACTCAGAAATGATTGCGCGTCGAGCGTCAGACAACAACTGCGTCTGAACAGCTGGGCGAGCCTTATCAAACTCCTGCTGTTTACCGGTCGTCTGGTTGTAGTAGCGGGTCTGTTTGAACAGTGTGAGAAGTTCCTCATCCGAATACTCCACGTTCGGATCAACGGTCTTCATCAAAACATCAATAACGTCCTGACCGAAATAGTCGATGACAGATTGTGTGGTCCAATCCGAGTACGCGGGATAGTCCTTTCGGAACTGCTCCATCCACGCATCAGTTGTTGGAACCTGTTTGCCCTGCTTGGTTACTTTGTTTGCTTTACCACCTGTTCCGGTTGGAGTCGCGCTAGGTCCTGTCCCACCAGCTCCACCAGATCCGCTGCCAGTCTCAACTGGTTCAATGTTGGAAACAGTTGTTGAACCCATACCCTCACCACGCATCCCAGCAGTAGCTCTCCGAGGTGCAATAGTGCGACCAGTAGTTACAGCAGGAGCTTCAGCGGCAACTTCACGAAACCCACCCTGAATTGGTTCAACAATGCGCGGAAAATCAAAGCCTTTACCAGCGTAAAAATCGTATCGACCAGACAAATCGGACATGGCCTGCTGATATTCGGCATACAACTTGTCGTTGTTTGGGTCTTTCCTGAACCGTTCAGCCAACTTACGGAACGCATCTTCACGGCTACGAATATCGCTCTGCGCTTTACCTAAATCACGTTCAGACGCAAGCTTCTGTCCAGCAGCAGTCTCACCAGCGGTTTTTGCCGCATCTTTCGCATCCTCATACAAGCCCTCCAAACGACCAACTTCTTTCTTGGCGGCGTTGTACTGCTTCTGTATAGCGGCACGATCAGCAGGTGCGGCAGACGCAAGACGACTTTTCAGATCATCGCGTGTAGCTTTCGCCTCATCGAGCTGGGATTTCAGTTCGTCAACTGTTGCCACTACTGACCCAACAATCCCATGAACAAGTCAACACCCCGACGAAACCTCACAGCCTTATCCTGATCCGGATTCAACTGTACAACCTGCTGCTCAGCCATCACCGACGTAGCAGGAGCCTGCGGACCCTTCGACGCTTCCTGCGACTGAATCGCCGCCACAGCACGATCAATGTCCGCTTTCGTCATCGTGCGACCCAAACGATCCAACGACGCTTTACGCAGATACTCCGTCAAATCTTCTTTCGGTGTAGTCCGATAACTAGCACCACCACCAATCGTTACACGATTCGGGTCAGCCACCACATTTGCCAACACCACATCCCATGTACGACCCTTCGAGTTCGCGTACTGCAAAAACTCTTTGAACGCAGAACGATCCTTCCCCAACGTGCCAGTAGCAGAAGGCTTAGACGTGCCGTAGAAGCCACGCGAATACAGCAGATTCAGAATCGTTTGCCGTTTCGTGTCACTCATCGCATACAGCTCGTTGTACGAATCAGCATCAACATCGTATGGTCCGCGAACGATTAGCCCTTGCCCATCAACTAAGAACTCACCCTGATAAACGGAAGCACTCTTTTTGCCACCAGGCATCCCGTAATACTTCAGTTTTCCGCGAATCGTTGCTTCCTGCTCAGGAAGAATGTTCGGGCCGAAACCACGAACTACACGATTCCCATACGGGAAATCTTCGCCAAGATCAGTTTGGCCACCACCAAAAAACGCCGACCAGTCGGTGCCCTCGTCTGCTACCTGCGCTGGATCAATCGGGTCAGTTGCCATAGTTATTCCACCTCAGATGCTAATAGACGATCAAAAATACGGGAAAACCCAGGATACTTCTCTGCCAACGAGATACCGATACTTTCCAAACCTGCACGAGCACGAGCAGCAGATTTAGCAGTCTTGAACCCTTGCTCCGACACACCAGACACCGCGATAGCCCGCTCACGAGCAATCAAATACTCACGGATCGCAACAGCCGTATCATTCCCCGCCGACCGAGGATCATCCACAAGATCCTTCAACGAAAGAATGTCATTGTAGAACGACCCAACCTCGAACTCTGCCACCGCAGGAAACCCAGGGTACTTACCGTGCAGGAACTCTCGATACCGCTTCAAAGCGTCACGAGCAGCATCAGACGGATACGGTCCAACCTGACGGCGAGCATCACGATACTTAGCTGAACCGATACGCTGCTGAGCCAACTCAACCACTTCACGATCCGTCAACCGGACACGTTCACCGCGCTGCAACTGAAGGCTCCACACCGCGAAATTGAAGTCCGATCCAGCAGGAGCCAGATAGTTAGCAACCGACGCATAATCCTTCACCAGCCCTGCGTTAGCGTCAGCCCAATCCTGGAACTCTTTTGTTGCCTCCAAACCTTCCGCCACTGAGCGTGTTTTCGATGCCACATAGAGTGCTGCCTCATCACCGTAGATACGCAAAAACTCTGGAACCGCTTTCTCGTAACCGATGTCAGGGTTGGCTTGCATATCGTAAAACTCTTTGATGAGTCCGCTCACGAACCTGTCGCCCTGCTCGGTCGGAATCTTGAACTCTGTAGCACCAGCTGTCGGACCAAAGAACTGGGAGAGGGCACGGAAACCCATCAAGATGCGGGCCTTGAACTTTGCGTCCGATTCCAGTTGGTTGATGTCATCCTTCGATGAAAGGTCATAGTCGCCGGAGGCTGAGAGTGCTCGCAGTGTTTCGATGTAGGTGTTGGCGTATTGTGTTTCCAGATCGGCTGTAGGGGCTGTGAAAACTTGTGTTGCTTTCTGCAACCATTGTGGTGTCGGGTTGAACGCTGTTGCGGGACCTTTCAAACCATACGGCAACAACAAGCCAGTAAAGAACTCTGCTTCAGGTAGATGCGGAAGAATCTTCGAGGCTGCCACCTGACCCATAGGACCGAGCGCAGGGAACGCCTGAATACCTTGCGACAGACGCTTCACCGGTGCCTCCAACGGCGCATCCAAACCAGTAAGAACTTTCGCCAATGTGCCTGATGCAGGGAAAGTAAACATCATCTGATTCGTGTTCGGATCCTGATAGAAGAATCCGCGCCCGTCATTGTCTGGGTCTGCACCCTGTAAACCTGTGTAGATACGCTGGAATGAGCGGGCTGTGTTCACGGGGTTCGCTTTCATAAACCCGACATAGGTACCCATGATTTCTTTCCATGCTGGGGCAAACGGCATGATGACACGGAGCACATCTTCGAGGTTGCTGCGATTTGATGCGTCGTACAAAAGTTCTTTGGTACGTGTCAACGCCACGAACTTGGCGTAATCATCCAATTCTTCCAAACTGATGTCGCCAGTTGTTTCGGCTGATCTGCGGAGAACGCTCACCATCTGCTTGTCGCCAACATAATCCTGGATGCTGACACCAGCCTTCTTTGCTTTAGCAGCCGCGTCATCCAAGAAACGTTGAGCATCCTCAGGCTTCAACCGACCAGCAAGATCAGTCACCTGACGGTAATAGTACTCGCGGAACACAGGCGAACGCTCCAACTTGCGGGTCACAGTCCCATACAAACGACCGAAAAACCAGTTCGTAGCCTGATTCATCCCATCTTCAAGATTCTGTGCACGAGTCTTGAAACGCTCGTCACGCATCAACAACTCACGCTTCAACACCATCGGCAAACCAGGTCGAGCCGCATCATCCGACACAGGCATCAACTCAATCAACTTGCGAGCCTCACGCGAACCATACGTCGCATCAAAAGCCTTATCGGGGAACACCGGCTGAACAGTCGCAACAAGACCCTTCAACTCCACCACCGAACCATCAAACGGATCAACCACGAACTCGCCAGATAAATCAGATACGCGCGTAACAACACCAATCTGATCGTCCGCCATCTGTACCGTCGCACCCACAAACCCAGCTTGCGGTCGCTCTAACACGGTCAACTCGTCAACAGCCTGCTCAAACGCGCCAGCCATTTTCCCGCCCGCTGTTTTCGGAACGTATCCGAACGCATACATGAACCCTGCTTCAGGGATAGCGCCGGTCAAAATCTGCTGATTTCCGACTACGACCCGATATGCGTACTGGCGGTATGCGGCAAGCTGTTCATCTTCGGGTAGAACTGTCAAATCAATAGCGGGCGTACGAGCCTTGCGACCGGTTTCCGCAGCCGTGATCTCAAAACCGAACTTGTGAAGGTCATCGACACCATTGCGGATGTCTGGATTTTTTATGATTACGTTTGCTACACGGTTGGCAGCAATATCAATAGAGGTTTTGTTTACGCCACCCATCTCAACAAATGTCTGAGTAGCGACTTTCCGCAACGGATCACCCTGAGTACGGCGACCGTTCTGCACAACAGCATCCGTATGCAACGCCAAACCGTTCGACATACCACGATTCACATTGTCAAACGAACCAGTCGCAATCAAATGATTATCAATCTCTGATGCACCAAGACCCTGCTGACGCAAACCAAACGTAAGGGCTTCACGCACATCCTCACGCAAATCATCAAGCGTCAAAACATCCTCAGGCAAAACCTCACCAGGCTTGGCACGGCCACGCACCTTCGCCAAGTTTTCCATACGCAACGTCATCTTCTTCGATGAACCCAGCACCAGGTTGATGTACTCGAACGGGTGGGTGAACAGTGAGGGGAGTTCGCTGAACGCCATACGCACCTGCGCATCCAACGAGTTACGCACCACATAACCACCAGTAGCCAGCGCAAGGGGCTTCCACAACTGGTTCTGCATAAAGTCAACTGCTTCGAAGGCGAAACGCTGATCTGGGGTGATGATCTTGCGTGGCTCCATCGCCTTCAACGAGGCAAGTTCTTTCTGTAGTTCTTCCAACTTCACATAGTCGGCATCAACAGGGTTCGGCAATTCCAGAAGGTCGTTGATTTCGCGGGTGACTTCATCAAACCGTTTCTCATCGGTGATGACCTCAACCATGCGGGTTTGCCGTTTAGCGGTGATAGGGAGCTTGCCCATCCGTTCACCGATAACGTCACGGAACAGTTTGCTACGGGTGAATCGGCGTACCTCGCGCAAGTCAGGCAAAACGATTGCTCGATCCAACAACTCAACCAGTTCGGTTGGTGACGTGATCGCAGACTTTCCACCCTTCTCCAAACCAAGTTCTTTGATGATTCGCTCAATGTCTTCAACTGGAAGAAACTCTCGGTCCTTATTCATCAGGTAAGACTTGTATCCGTTGTCGAACGGCATACCAAGACGATCCTGCAAGTATCGGCGCATCTGATCCATGCGGCGGCGGCCGACATTGAACAGTTCGTCAATCGATTGTTCTGGTATCCCATCGACCCGCATCACTGACTTCAACGTTTGGTAGAACGCATCCATAGTCTGCTTACGGGCAACATCTGAAGCACCAGGGGTGAACGAGCGGAACGCAAGGTTCGCAACACTGTCAACGGTGTCGTTATCAACACCAGCTGTGCGCAGGTAGGACACAATGGATTTGACTGCGTTACGGTTATCTTCCTGTGTTCCGTGGGTAACAATCTTTGCGTCACCCATCGAGGTGAAGAAACGTGACTTGCGGATACCGTCAATGAACGGGGCGCGTTCAACAATGAAATCCCCAACACCAGAAACCACACGGTTTCCTTGAATCAGGCGAATGTCTTGCGGTAGTGCGGTACCACCACGCACCGTCCAACCAGCACCCAAGACCGCTCGAACAACATCAGGATCATTTGCGTCAGCAAGCGCAGTAATCATCTCGTTCGGCAGGTTGTAATCAAAGATTTCTGCGATACGAACAGGGTTCTTGATTTCTGTTAGACGATCAACAAGACGAACCATGCGACCGTTCGTGCGGGTGAACGCATCAAACTTCGTTCCATCAAGAGTTGCTTCCGCCAAACCACGAGTAACACCAGCCTGTGATTCAAGCGCTTCACGCAACGCACGAGTCGCCTCATCAGCGAACAACGGAACAGTGTTCTTGCCTTTAGTGACATACTTCAAACCTTTAGTCACTGGCCCAGTTGGATCGAACTTGACCATCGCAACAGCATCCAAAATGCCGGACATGATGTTGTACGGCTTCGAGTTTGGTTTGAACACTACGTTTGCTGCGCCACGTCCAACGGTCCACGCAGACCCGTTTACCGTACCGCGATAACGGCGAGCACGTTCAGCCTGCTTCTCCATCAGTTTCTCGTCAGCGAAAAACCCTTCACCCTGCAACTCAGGGTTCTCAATCATTGAGCCGAGCGTCGAAGAAATGAACCAGCCATCAACACTGTTGTCCTCATCAACGATCTGCGCTAAACCGCCCTGCACGAACTCTGGAACAAAGTTCAAACCAGCGAACCCCCAACGGGTTCCGGCTTTCAAACGGTCGTACACGTTACGTCGCCACCAGCCACCTTCTTCCTCGGATGCCTGATCGTCAACAATCTGCTTAGCCTTCATGTTGGCTACAGCATCAACAGCCTGATCGGTTGCGTTACTTTTTGCGAGTTGCACCTGATAGTCGGGTGGGATCCATCCTGCCCGCTGCTTGATCTGCGAAAGCCGTTCAGCTTGTGCAGGAGTCATCGACACCTGCGGTTCAGGTTTGGTGGCGGGTGCGGATTTAGTTTCTGGGACGATTTGACGCGACAGATACATCAGATGTCGTTTCCATACGCATCCAACAAATCAAGAAGATCATCATTCCCGTAGATGCTTGCGATAGCGCGAACCTCATCCAACGCTGATGCGGAAGCAGAAGTTGGCATCGGGATGCCAGCAGCAGTTGGTGACGGTCCAGCACCGAACGGGGCACCAGCCGTGATCGGTTCCATCGGACGCTCAGTTGGGCGAGTCAACGAACCCAACGTTCCAGGCACCGGACGCTGAACAGCCGCCACATCGACAGGCGATTTGCCCATTGGGACGGCGCGTTGCGCATCCATCTGCTGTTTAGCCATACCGTAGGTTTGACCTGTTGCTACTTTCGCAGCAACATTCTGAAGATCGCTCCGATTCGAGTACGGGGTGTCAGACATTTCAGCCTCCTAACTGTGCGAGCAAATCACCGATAGGTGGAGGACCAGCAGGGACAGGTGCAGCAGCCTGCATCTCTGCACCCATACCAGGCATAGCCAACCCTGGCATCGTTTCAGGTGCACCCTGAGGTGCCATCGCCGCCTGACGATCACGTGCTCTCTGATCCGTGCGCTTCACCGCCTCAAACAACGGGACATCCTGCTCCACCACAAGACGGGTCAGATACGCCAAGTCCTCTGGTTGATACGGGCCATCAGGATTCGAAGCCTGCTGCTGAATACTCTGAAGTAAAGCACTCTCCACCCCTTCCGCAATAATCCGATCATGTTCTAGATCAGGGTCGGTGATGAGCGGGTCCGCTTCACGCGCTGATTCTTTGCTCATCAATCCCGTACCGAGCCGCTGACCTAGACCAATAATCAGGCTGTTCACATCGGAGCCTGCCGCCGAATACGCCACATAATGGAAATCGGATTCCCACAACTTGTTCGGCGTGTATGAATCTTGTCCCACTGTGGCGCGACCAGGAATATAGAATGACTTCTTTTCGTTACCCCAATACGCTTTCTCAATCGCAATAGCGATTTTGTCCTCAGCCAGAATGGATTGCTCAAATGTCGTTTGCGCTTCTTGAACTCGATAGTCAACTGTTGCAGAAAGAACGGATTCGCCGCGCCGACCGGTACGGATATTTGAGGCGGATTCGCCACCAAATTCCGCTGGAATGGCACCTTCAAGCCGTTCCTGACGCTCCAACCGATCCAAAGCCGTGTCAGTCTTGTAACCAGGGTTGAGTTGCTCGGCTTTGATGTCGCCACCCTTGACGATACCGATGACACCAGCTTGCGGGTCAGCGATCTGAATGATCTCAGGGTTCTCACCTGAACGCGCAACCAGATACTCGGCAGGGAAGATGCCGCGCTCAATAGCGATCTCGGTGAGCGCTTGTAGACGGGCACGGGTGTAATACATTCCCAGCACACCATCGAACTGTCCGCGTGGACGATCCAACGTGATGCGGTTCGCAACAACAGCCAACGGCATACCTGTACGGTTCGGGATGTATTCAACCATCACAGCCCCAAGACCAGATGACTCTGCTGGGGTCAGGTGAGCATCATTCTCTGCACCCATAACAACAAGCTGAATTTCGTATGGTGATACATATTCGAGCATCGTGTAACGGGTATCAGCATCAATGCGCCCCATACGCAAACGATTGGTGACAAGTTCACCGTAGGTGCGAATCAGATACGAGGCGGTGACACGATACGAGAAAATGCAGTCTTCGGGTAGCGGATCATCAGGATCATCAATCGGTGCCGCGAAAGTATCCAACGGGTTACGTACAGACCAGGTTGGCATCAACGTTTTGAAATCAGGTTTGATAACAACAGCCGACTGGCTGTAGCCAAGCAGGTGGCGTGAGCGGCGACGCATCTTCATCTGCATACGGTTGTGATCCCACATGGAAAGCATCGCCCGCTTACGGGTACGAGCCGAACTCTTAGACCGCTCCGAACCTTCCTTCATCGGTGGGAAGTATGGGGATGGCATCGTGGATGCGACACGCATCGACATTTGATCCAAACCTTGCACAAGCAGGTTCGCTACAGACGACTTCGCGTTCCTGTCCAGTTCGTTGAGTGGTACAATGACATCACCGTTCGCGAGTTCGCGTACACGGCGCATCTGCTCATGCACTGGTCCCAGTGCCCTTCGACGCTGGTTGTACAGTTCAACGATTTCGTCTGTGGAAAGCATTGACTACTTTCCGCGCAAGTTTGGGCCACCACCAAATCGTGACCAGAGCGAACGACCAGTCCCGCCCTGTGCAGATTCCCACGCTTTTCCATAACGAGTCCAAGCTCGCTTTTCCAAAGCATTGTTTATCTTGCTCGCACCCTTGTATTCGGTTCGATAGCGAGCAATACGAAGTTGTTCTTCTCGCTTTGCAAGACGATCATCTTCTTTTTGTCCAGTTGGAACCTTCTTTGCTGGTGCCTTTTTCGCTGGTGCCGCCTTCTTAGCCTTCTTTGCTGCCATCATGTGCTCCTAGATCCGTGTGCATCCAAGATAACACACTAAATCCAAGACGGCCGCCACATTCTTGGAGGCGTTTTCACCGGACCAAGATTCGGCATATGCAACTCCGCGAACCAGTGAGCCATCACCAAGTCCGTCCCGTTCTTCTTGTCGCGCGTCCACGACGACATTTCCTCCACAAACGCCAACGTCTTCCAATTTTCCCGCATCGTCGGCAAACGAACCTGACCTGTGCGCCACAGTTGTGGCAGGAGAGCCTCGACACCCAAGTTTTCGTCTAGTTTGTTGCGGGAAGTGGTGTGCGGAACCACCATCACCCCATGTAAAGCCTGCCATTTACGCACAAAGTCGTGTGCCAGCAGGAATCGTTGGGCT